AGGTGCCAGTAGGCTCAACAGTAGAAGGTTTACCGTTAGGATCAGAAGGACTTGTGCCGTTGAATATGCACTTATATACTTGGTAACTAGAGTTGACAACGTAGAAGTCAGCGTCATACAACTTCGTCGCACCAGACGCAGCAGTCTTAGTGGCTGAATAATCATGTCTATACATGTCGTAAACGTAACCCAATCCACCAGTGGTTTGCTCGGGTGGGATCCAGTTGATACGACGGACAACTTGAATAGTATCGTTTGCCAATACCCTCTTAAGGGAGATCATGTCAGAGAAGTTGTCAGCAAATTCTTGCAGCGAATCTGTTGGATCAGGTGGGTCATTCTCATTGTCCCAGCTTTGAGGTCTGCCAATGAATACATACAGTCTATCTCTGGCAGATCCTGCAAGTAAGTCGGACTGAGCCGAATCAGGACCTTCCAGAGATTTAATGAATCTCTTGGCAGTAAAAATTCTAAACTGGTCGGTTAATAGTGCCATTTAGCTATAGGTCTCCCACACTTTATTTATGGAGTTTTTAATCGTCCTCATTTCGGACTCTGGTTGTATACTCAGTAAAGATGTGTGTGCTTGTTGCACCTGATCCTTGACCTTGTATGGTTTCGCCCGCACTAAACTTATTATTTGTGTTTGATGGGGTTATAGATTCAACATTGATAATAAATTCACCATCTCTCTCGCCTGCTGTTATACCTTTAAAGGTTGCAGTAACACCAGTCGATTGACCAGTTACAGTTTCGTTAAGAGAATATGCTGTTGTGTTTCTATTTCTTACAGTGATTGCACCGAAGGATTGATGGGTGTCTCCGTCACCCAAAACGCCTGCAGTAACAACAGTTGCAAGTTGCGGTGGACTATTTCCGTCGTATAGTTTGTCCGCAGCTTGGAATAAGGTGATATTCTGTCCACCTAATTCTTCCTCAATACCATATTTAGATGATGCGATACCACCGTCTAGGTTGATATCATTTTCAAATTCTGTGCCAGTATTTACGAGGTCAATAATACCGTCACCTACTCCGTCTAATTCATCATCATCCTCAAACGCTTTGTTTAAGATTGCTGATAACGGATCTGTAAAAGTAACAATGTCGTTACCTGCACTATCAATAATAACGTGTGGCGATACACCTGTGCCACTAGATTGTGCACTACCTGCAACGAATTGAATCGATGCAGTCTTATCAGATGAATTACCACCATCAATAAATGCTAGCTCGTCAACCTCAAAGGTTAGAAATAGAGCATGTGCAACAGGATCCCAGTCGTAAACAATGGCAACCCTACTAGTAGCACTAGCAACAAAACGTTTTACTTGGTCGGTAACCTCAAACGAATACTGTGAAACTCCATTAGCATCGTCTTGCAAGTTGTCAAGAATAACTTTTTGATCAAATCTAAAGTTGATACCCCTGTCGAGTCCAGTAAAGGAGGTTGATGTTTTACCAGTGTATCTGACGATTTCCTTCCCAACCAAGAATTTACCTGAGCCAGGATACGCTGCTGTAGTCTCAACATTAATGGTGTTATCACTAGGTGCCACATCTGAAATGAGACCAGTAAGATTATAAACAACACTATTAAGACTTTGCCTATTTCGTTGTTTACGAATGAGGTTGGTATCTCTAGCAAATACAACTTTAGGACTATTAGTATATCCATTACCTTTATTAGTAAGATCTATACTGGTAATAGCACCAAGGTCAATGGTTGCATTTGCTGCAGCACCCTTTCCTCCACCACCAATGATCTGCACAATAGGTGCAGTCTCAAAGAATTCACCCTGATTTGTTAGGGTAATAGATGTAACTTTACCAAATTGGTTGGGTGTAACAGTACCTGTTGCACCATCACCACCGCCACCACCAGAAATAACAACGTTAGCATCATTAAGGTCATAGTTTCTACCTTCTCTGGTAATAACCAGACCTGTTACACCACCAGTGACAGGGACTAATTCTGATCCAGATCCACCGCCACCTTCAATGACAGCACTAGTGCCATCAAAATAATTATCACCCAGAGTTGTCATCTGGATATAATCAATTCCACCAGTCTCATTTAGAAAAACTTTGCCTCGTGCACCAAGACTACCTGGATCTGTTGATTCGATCTTTAAACGTAGAGGGTCATATCCTTCGCCAGGATCTAAGATCTCAACAGCAAGTATTCTACTATCTTGGATTATAGGTCTTAATACTGCTTCCCTCAAAGGGGTGCCACAGTTTTGGACAGTTAACTTTGGTGGATCGTTTGCATCATAACCGTCCCCGCCATCGACAACAGCAATCGCCCTGACTCCAAACACACTGTTGAATTCAGGCTGAATAATTGCACCAGAGCCAGGAACTGTTCTTGCCATTAAACCACTACGAGATTACCTACCATTCCACCATGAATGGTGCACTGATAAACATAAGTTGTGCCTGCACTAAGAGTCTGAGGCACTGTCCAGAATTGGATACCTGATTGCGATCCACTTACACCGTCAGTAACAGCAGATCCACCGTCGCTCTGTCTTAGAGCAAATGGGTGACCTCCACCAGTAGTGTTGTTGAATCTATAGGTAAATCCACGATAGACATATATTGTTGGATTATTTGTATTAGATGGGACACCACCACCATCGAATCTATAACCGTTAGAAAGATCACTAGTGATTCTAAAACTAATGGTTGGTGATTCAGTTGCAATGAATTGACTACCGTCATATACAAGGTTGTCATTCTCATTTGCAGATGGGAATGATGCAGTGTTTGTAATTGTAAGAGTTGATCCACTAACTGCTGTCGTAATACCTGTGCCACCCGCAATAGTTACACCTGCAGTAGAAGATGCAGCAGTTACAGTGCCACTATCTCCTGAGATCGATTGGATTACGTTTTGGACAATGTTTGGAGAGTCATTAGTGATAGTAATAGCACCTGCATTGAGGTTAGTGCTAATACCTGATCCACCTAAGAAGTTAAGAGTGTCAGTAGTTACTGTTGCAGATGTGCTACCATTGTCAGCACCAAACGTTTCAAATAGATTTTGATCAGGATCACCAAGTGCTCCTGTCATAGTAATTGTAAGAGTATCTCCTACCAATGCAGTGGAGATGTTTGTGCCACCTACAATATTAAATGTGTCATTTGCAGCAGACGCTGTTGTTGTGCCAGTGTCACCTGTAAATGTTTCAAATAGGTTTTGTGTAGTGCCACCGCCACCACCTGTTGCTGACTCATCATTAGCAGGCTCCCATTTTGAAGATGTGGAATTCCACTTTAATACTTGACCGTCAGAAGGTCCTCCATTAACAGTTGTGTCTACATCAGTTAAGATAGAAATACCATCATTGGCGTCTAGCAGTGAGATCCAGTTTCCACCATGTGCAAAGTAACCTTTACCCTCAGCATGTACGTGAGCAAACATACCATGATGATCTGCAGCAGTAGGAAGATCTCCGAGTGCTGAATATGATCCTTCATACTTTAGATATCCATCTGCACCGTCAATGTAAACCTTTGCTGCACCTTGACTACCTGCCTTAAATTGTAGATCACCAGTGCCATTAGGCTCAATAACAATATTCTCGTTATTCTCAGAAATAATTTTATATGCTTTTACATTAAGATCAGCACTCAATGAATCTAGATGTGCTTCAGTAAATGCCGTGCCAGTCCATCGCAACACTTGATCGTTTACAGGTGCTCCGATATTAACTTGTAAGTTGGTATCATTTCCTAGGTTGGTATACAACTCATCAATGACGCTATTCAATTTGATAGCACCATCTCTCAGGGTATCACCTGTGCCGTCATTCGCTGATGATCCAACGTTTAGATTTTGCTTAGCCATGGCAGGTAGTTTTCTACAGTGTTATTTAGGTCGCATCATATGTAACTGTCGTAGTGTCATACTTCACTGCGGTAGATGAGAAGTCAGTATCACCTTGTCCACCGCCTAATCCTGTTACTGTCAGTGTTGCAACAGAAGACATCAATGGTGAGTTACTTGCATTATTTGCAGGTGCAGGTCCTCGTAACTCAACCTTATATTTGTAGTTGGACATGTAACCCAATGCAGTAAATGACAAGGAATTACTTGTAGCTCCAGTAACTGCAGCATATGCAAATCCATCGTCAGTTGATCTATACCACTGATATGAGATAGGTCCAGGTATTGGTGACACCTGTGCTTGGACTGTGAATGTAACAGTTGTGTTGACTGCTGCAGTAGAGCTCTGAGGTTGAGCAGTAATCTGCAACGTAGGTGTAACAGGTGGTGCACCACCATCTCCCGCAGGAGGTGGAGGAGGTGCTGCTGCTCCGTTATTAGCAGGTTGATTTAAACTCTCTCTACTAAATGATCCAACCATGTAAGGAAATGTAGGATCACCGTTTCCATCAATAGAGATAAAGTATGCATAAGTCCCATTTGGAAACTCTGGTGTTACACAGAATCTTCCATTGTGCATATCCAAATCACCTACACCATCAACATATTCCCAGTCCTGTATCAATGATCCTGCAGGAGGGTTTTGTGCTGTGGTGCCATAATCAGGTCTATTCTCCACTTCAATATTTCTTGTCCTATAACTAGATGTCATATTTCTAGTTGTTTGTGATGCTGTAAACGGCACATCATATGCATAAGGACCGTAAACAGGAAAACCATCAAAACAGTATCCTAGGATTTTTGAATGTCCGTCAGGGTGACGCATATTGTCACCGTTAAACTGACTACTACCATAGTAATCGTTATAGTTTGCCATGGCAGAATTTGCCTTATAACAATCTATAAAATGACTATCATGATAGTGATATTGTCCTGTATTTTCTGGATGTCCTCCACAAGAGTCATCTCCAAAATCTACAGGTGAGTTTTCATAATGTGCATTCCAATTAAATCCAACAGGAGGGTTGCCTCCATTTCCTGCACTAGGATTGAAAAATACAACACCATTAGCAGCAACACCTATAGCACCAAGTGGTGTTTCTATTCTTCCATTTCTTTGATCGTAATATGTGTATGTGCCTGTTGGTATTGTTTGTGAATCTGCAACAATAAGATCTAATCTATTGTCTGTAGCGAGCCAGCATTCCCCTGCAATGGACGTAAACGTTGTCCCTCTAAATATAAATCGTTGCTTCCTACCATCACTGAAGATAAAGAATAAATGATCGCCAGGAGCAATAGTTTGGGAAGAAAATAATCCATTGTCAGTAAGTGAAAGATTAATAGAAATAACAAATCCACTTTGAAAATAAGTGTTGTCATCAAAAGTCCTTTCTACACCAAACTCACCACCACGATAAGTAAATGAGTGACTAAATGCCTGCTCAGTAACTGCGTTAGGATTGTTTAGGTTAGGAAAGGTGCCGTAACTAACTGGATCGGGAAGTCCGTCACCAGTTACGGCGAGTATTTTCGTGCCTGAGTCGTAGGATGCTGTAGCGGTCATGCGTCGTCAAAGATATCAGCAGGGTTGAAGTTAGAGATCACTGTGGTGCCGATCTGGACAGACAGGATTGCAGAGAAACTGTAGACAGGTGTTGCACCTGCTGCTGTTATTGCAACTCTGTATTCATCACCATCATCTTGTTGATTTGAAGTGCCTGTGTTGAATGTTGCTTGGTTACCACCAATGATGTTTGACCAGACAGTTGTGCCGTAGTCTTTCTTCTGCCACTGGTAGTTGAGTGTAGTAGTATTTATCGCACCATCGGATGCCCTTACAAACTCAGCAACCACAGTAAATGCTGCAGTCTGACCTTGGTTAACAGTAACGTTAACAGGAGAGATTGTAATTCTAATTAGACCATCTTCTACAACGATTGGGTTACCTTGATTATCAATACCCTCGCCCGCGTAGATATCAAATCCACCGTTAACAGGTGTGCCAGTAGGTGTAACAAAATCATCCTCAACTGTAGTCTCAGCAGCAACCAAAGGAAGTGTATAACCAACACCAGGTGTCCTTACGTCGATCCTCTGGATACCCATCATAGGCACCAATCTTGCGTCAAAACCAGTAGAGGAGATAACCTCAACGTTAGGTTTGGAAGTGTAACCATCGCCAGGATTGGTAATCGTAGCAGCGACAATTTGACCACTAGTGATGTTTGCCAATGCCTCTGCACTTCTACCTTTAACAGATCCAGTGTATTCAAATGTGATCAAGGAGTTAGAAGACTCAATCAGAGCAACTTCACGACCAAATTCTTCACCCTCGATTTCCAATTCGTCACCTGCTTCGATTGGTGGGACAACAGTTGCAGATATAACGTCAGCATCAGATCCAATGTAAGAGAATCCAACGAAGGTTGCTCCTGCTCTTGGCACCTCAGCAAAGATAATTCTAGATCCAACGATCTCATATGATACGCCTGGTTCCTGTATGATTCCGTTGAGAGAAACCATGATATTGTTTTCTGGAAGAATCGTTGCAGAAGATACACCTTCAGTCAATGTCAAGGAGTAGAAGATTCCATCTAACTTCAAGTTGAAGGAAGATCTCAATGAATCAAACTCGAATCCAATGTCATCAAGTTGTCTTAGTTTACCAACGTAGTATCCAATAAATTCAGATCCAATCTCAGGTGGCTCAGTAAACTGAATCTTGTCAGAGAATGCAGTGTATGCGTTGATAGCACCTGGTGGTTGTAGGATACCATTAACAAAGATGAGCATGTGTCCTGCAGGATCTGGGAAGTATGCTTGTCCATTCTCCACAGATAGTGAGAAGTTTTGTTGCACACCGTCAAATCCTCTGAAGTAACGATCAACACGTCCAACCAGTGTGCGTGCATCAGCAACAGCAGCACCCCAACCATCATCTCCTTTGATGGTCATGTTGTCATAGAATTCACCAACTGCTTGCTCAACCCAGATTCTTGCAGTAATACCTTGCTGCTCAATCTTAGCGATCTTAGCGTATGAAGTATACTGTGGATTGCTTACTGCAGTTACGTTAGAGTAGATAACAGGGAAGTTTGTAGAGATATCAAACTTACCGATGAATATACCTGAGTTTGTAAACTCACTTACAGGTGCACCTGTACCTACAGGTTGAATATTACCAATCCAGAGTTTGTGTGGGACAGGAGGAGTTGCTGTTGCATCTGGCTCTTGATACTTGGTTACATAACCTGTCAAACCAGGATTCTTAATAACAGTACCTTGAAGCATATTAACTTCATCACCAACTTGGAATGTAGCAGCGATACCTGCTTCAATAAATGTAGATCCAAGATCTAATTCAATAACCTCTGTGCCGTGGATAATATCGTTAACCTCTGCAACACCACCAGGTTGGTAGATACCTTGGACATCAAGAATGTAATCAGTAAGACTACCGTAAATGATATCGTTTGTCTCCCATCCAGATTGAATGGTCTCAACATCCATAACAACACGACCACCATCGTTACCGATAATCGCACCAGATTTATTATCGTAGAATACGATGTCTGCCTCAGTATTATCTGCCTTCTTAAAGATCTTATCTCCAACAGCGTAGTTACCAAGATCAACGTTAAGAAGTAGACGATCAGTTATAGCAGTAACATCTGCAGTTGCAGTGCTATCCTCACCAACAAGTGTATCACCAACTGCCCAGTTAGGTCCTGTTTTCTCAGTTACCCTAAGGATTACTTCTGTATTGTCTGAGTTGTAGTTAACCTGTAAGATCTTACCAATCGCAGTTGCATCACCAGATTTGAATACACGCTCACCATTCTGTAGTTTAGATACACCAGTATCAGAAGGATTGTTAAGTCTGACATATAGGAATGTCTCTCTAATCGATGCTCTGTTGAAGGACTGTGATCCAATCTCAGCAAACACATCAGATGTTGTGCCGTAAAGGACATCAGCATCAATAAATCCACCTGAGTAAGGAGTCTCAATATCAGGATTACCGTATACAGTAGTTGCTCTGTTAACACCAGATCTAACAAGCACTTGGAAGATGTGAGATGTGTTTGCGGTATCATCAAATACTAGTGGTCTAAATCTACCATCATGAGTTGATACAGCACCAATCTCGAAGAATGTTGCCTCAGCATTCAAGACCTTATACATTGACTGGTTAGCACCAACTAATGTGCTACCAGATGCAGGGATATATTGGACAACATCACCACGTCTGAAGAAGTTAGCACGGTAGATTCTAACTCTATATTCTTTTCTATCAAATCCTGCACGGACTGTAGGAGTAAGAGATACAAGAGCAGGATCAGTATTCCAATCAAATCCTTCGTTATATGCGTTGTGTCTGTTGTGGACGTCAGTATTAGCGATCCATGTAGTCTTCGCCTCGGTAGAGAATTTAGATTGCTCAAGAGCAAACTCAAAGACGTTGAAACTAGAATCCATATCGAATTCTGTAGATTCCTGATTCCACTCAGTCCTGAGAGGTGCAATGTAAAGACCAGGATCTGCAATGTAAGGAATCCAACCTGCACCGTCAGGAGCATAGATGATTGACTTACAATACTCTCTAACACGAGTCATGTGATAGATGAGGTGAGTCCTAACAATTCCTTGGTAAACGATCATATTACCGTCACCGTCAAACCAGTTACTGATAGAATCAAATGCTTCACCGTTACCACCTGTAACAAGGTCGTAAATTACAGCATGAATTATTTGATCTGCAAAATCAGCATCTCCTGCGTATGTAGGATAGAAGGATACAGTTTGATCGAATGCTCTCTTCTTGATAGCAGGTTTGTTGAAGAGAATCATCTTCGCTGCCATCTTATTACTTGTTGATCCACCAGATAAGGTCTCATACATGACCTTATACTTGTCTTGGATTCCAAGTCTAACGTCGTAGCATGTGCCGAGGTTGTATTCGGTTGTGGTAGGAGCAGTAGGATTAGTTAGAGTAACAGTTGTGCCATAGTATGTGTTACCATTACCTGCAACAGCAGCATCAATACCACCCTCAAGGATTGCCATCAATGTGTTAATTGCAGATCTCTGATCAGGACAGGTTTGATTCCATTCTGATGCTTGATTGTCATATGTAACAGAAAGATCTCTAAGTGGGACATCTCCACCATATTTTGCTGGCCAGATGTTTGGCAGTGTTGCCTCAAATGTGCCACTAATACTATTAGGATAGGTGGTGTTGTCATTGCCATCAGGATCATTGATGGTGTCAGTAACGATACTGATAAGTCTGTTGACTTCGGTATCTACATCAGCGTCATTTACAGCACTTATTGATCCAGTATTATTGACCCACTTATCTTCAATATCAGCAAGAGGAGTAAACTCAGCACCGTTAGAAGCATGTCTAGAAGGTGTGGTGCCTTGATAGATTTGCTTAGCGATATCTCTAGCAGTGTTTGTAATCCAAGTTGTCTCGTTGATAACTCCTTGGATATGTTGGATAACACCATTCTCAACATAGAATCCTGCACCAAGAGCAACCATGTTGTCACCACCATACTCTAGGTTGAAGGTATGCCACTTAAGGATATCAGCAACGTCATGGACGCAATCGATAGATCCTGCAGCAGTGATACAATCTCTAGTAGCACTTACAAATGTGTGGTTATATTGTTGACCTGCAGGAGATGCACCAACGTTGACTGTTACAGTGCCAGACTGTTTAATAAGTGCACCAGCTGTGGCAGAGACAAAGGTGTGTGCATATTGCTGACCAACTTGAGAAGGATACACGTTAACACTGATTGTATCATCATCAATCTTAGTAACAAGTAACCACTTGTTAGCTGCGGGGTCTGATCCTCTTGGGTAGGAATGGTTTGAGTTGTTTCCATCTTGTGTGCATGTAAATGTGATGCCGTTAGTAGCAATCTTGATCCTGTTTCCAGTTACAAGACCATGACCTGCAGATGTAATATTCAATACACCAGTAGCAGAATCATAAGTTGCACCAGTAATGTTAGCGGTGCCTGTGCCCACAGCAGTTACAGCAACTGTCTTACCGTAGTAAGGATCAGTTGTCCTAGGATATGAATGATTAGATGCATTGTTATCCTGATCACAAGTAAATGTCAGTGAGTTAGGAGCAATCATCAAACGATTGCCAATGTTATAAACATGGTCAAGAGTATTGAATGTCATGACCATATCACCAGTGGCAGAGTTATAAGTAATGTCACTTGGTGTATGTTTCTGACCACCAAAGTTATCTCCCCACTTAACAGACGCTGCAAGTGCACTCTGGAATTGGTGCTCATACTGCTGACCTTGTGGAGATGCTCCGACGTTTACAGTAATAGTTGTTTGTGAGATATCCTCAACAAGAATATTCTTCTCATATACAGGATCAGTTGTCCTAGGATATGGATGATCAGTTGCATAGTTATCCTGAGAGCATCTCATAGTGATACCCAAAGGAGTAATTCTAATAGTGTCACCCTTCTGAATCTCATGCTTACCAATAGTAATGACCATCTGACCATTACTAGAGTTGTAAAGCACATCAGTAGGAGTAAACTCCTTAGTCCACAATGCACTAGATCCACCATTAATACTCAATGAAGGATACTGGTCTAGTCCACGACGGACTGCCTCTTCTGCAATAAATCTGATGTTTCTTTCGATAGCACGAGCAGCATAGATTCTATTATTAGAAGCACCATTACGCTCATAACTTTCTGGTTGGAAGGTTACTTCATTGTGACCAGGTAATGTATCGCGACCGAATCCATTTCTAATTGTTAGGATTGCCATGTCTCTAGCAATTCTAAACACAGTCTTAGATGCCTTTTCTTCACCCTCAATATGCTTGAGGAAACCATCAGATCTTACATATAGTTTACCAATTCTGTAAGTCTCGGAGTTACCACCATGACGTAAGTCATGTGAAACACCTTTCAAGATATCAACAACGTCATCTTCACAATCTACAGGGTTGCCTGTTGGGACAACAAATGATCCGAAGTATGACAAGTCATTCATTGTAGAAACTGCTTCCTTAGCAATGACTCTTGCATTAGTATCGATTAGATCTGCAGCATCAAAGTATTTGTTAGATCCTGTCCTTGACTGATCAAACTGCTTAGGATCGTAAGTAATTGTCTCATCTCTATATGCTGATCTAGAAGTGTAGATGGGCACATAGTATTCATCTTGATAAGTTGCACTAGCACCAAGAGCAGCAGAAGTTTCGCCTGGTGAGAGCAGCATATTATTAACTGCTTTCAGTGCAAGCATTTCTGTAAACTTGATAGCATCAATCATTGGATTCAACTCATCAGTGATGTAGAGAATCTCATTGTCACTATTCAAGTAACTATCGATAACCTTCTGTGTTTCAGCATTACCACCCATGATGATGTCACCAATGACAGCAGGTAATACATGATCCTTAAGGTCACGCAAACACTTGGTATTGTTTGGAATAGTTAAGAATTGGACTGGGTTACCATTGATTGTCTTAGTATAAAGTGCATTGATATATCCGACTGCTTCCTCAGCGATATAATCGCGGTTTTTCCAGATAAGTGCACCTGCATCTCTGAATCTATGTCCAGTAGGAGCAAGGACGTCAGCGATATAATCACCTAAAGTATCTAATTGTGTTTCTACTTGAGTTGTGCCAGTCAGTGCATGTGGGACACGAAGTTTAGTTGTATATGTGCCTGTAAGTGTAACGTCAGTAGTGTTAATGACATACTTACAAAGTTTTACAACTTCACGCCATGCATATAGAGTTTGTAGTAACTCTTGACCGATATACTCGATCTCACCACCTCTTGTGCGATAGAAACGAGCAGTAACGATAACGTTATAGTTACCACCTTCTCTCAAATCCTTGACAATAGCAGGTAAGATATAATCTCTTGTGTCACGAATACAAACGTTTGTGCCACTCATTGTGCCACCACTACCGTAAGTATCGCCTGGTATTGTAAAGTCAGGGAAGAATGCTTGCATGATACCGACTGCTTCCTCAGCAATCCAATCACGGTTAAGATCAATTATATCTGCAGCATCCCTATAGATTTCTCTACCTAGATCAACTTCCTCGATTGTGATACGTTTGTTGAGGTAGTCAATAGACTTAAGAGTCGAAGAGGATAGAGTTATGCCAGTCAGCGTAGCATATGTCTCCGTCGTAGATACCACAAACGGAGCCTCGGCGTTAAGACCAAATACAATGCCAGTTCTAGTGAAATCTGGATCAGAGGAAGGGCTAATTGTCGCACCAGTATAATCAGCAGTGCCCTTTCGGACAATGAGGTTATCGAGGTTGCCGACCAACTGCTGACTATTAGCGACATCCTTACCAAGACCAAATCTTGCATAGGGGTAGTCGTTTGTATCACTGTATGTTGTTTGTTGTGTGCCATCGATATACAGCGAGGTGACAGCTGACTCTCTTACAACAGCAATGTGATGCCATCTCTGTGCAATGAGAGTGTTGGTGGATGTGATAAGCGTGCTTGATCCATTCTTAAGGATAACGTTACCACTACCATTGACTTCAAGAGTTAGACCACTACCAGTTGCCTGAGGTCTACGCATATCAAATATAGTTTGATTACCAGATACTGCATCTAAACGAAGTCTCATTTCAATGGTGAAATCACCAGTGCCAAACTTGAAATCGTTTCTAGCAGTTTGAATAATGCTACCAGTATTAGGTATTCTTATAGATTTGGTGCTATTAGATAAGGAAGAAAGAATTGTAATTTCGTCTACTGTGCATGCAGTGTTAATCAAAGTAGAGTTAGTTACATATTCACCGATACTGAATGTGCCAGTTGCTGTGCCACTGTAGATCCACTTAAGACCAGAGTTAGATCCTTTGATAGGTGCAGATGCTCTAGTTGTAACACCCTTAAGATTTTCGCCAGGTAAGAATAGACCTCTAGAAGGATCTTTGTATGCATACTTAGAAACACGAAGTGTCTCGCCCGCAGTATATCCACCGTCAGTGATAGTCCTTTCGGTAGGAGCAGTGCGAGTGGCATGTGCCATGTTATTGTTGGTATATGCTGTTGTATACACACTTTGAAGTGTTGTGTATGCAGATACAACAGTTGCACAACCGTTAGTGCTTAGATTATAAGGCGTTAGATCTTGATCAAACCACTGTCTCTTACCATGATTGCCAGTAGCAGCAACTCTAGGATAGAAGTAGTCACCGAATGTCTTAGATACAAAATGTAAGTAATGTAGTCTTACTGTATCTCCATTGCTGAGAGTAGGTGTATAATTTTCTGCAAGTTGGACAGAGAGGGTGCCATTTGTGACGTCGTAGGTTGCATTCGCAATATCAGCAGTAGCATCTAAAGTAACTGCATTGGAAGCAGCACTTACAAAACTATGAGTATAGTTACCACCTGTAACTACAGCACCAAATGTTGCACTCTGGAAGATGTGATCATACTGACCTTGTGCAGTTGCAGCACCAACGTTTACAGTGATAGTAGTTGATGTTGCTGCAGTAATCTCAATAGAAGTGTCATAATATGGGTCAGTTGTCCTTGGATAAGCGTGATCAGTTTGATAGTTATCCTGAGAGCATCTAAAGATTAGAGATTCTTGAGCAATCTTAATATGTGTGCCTGCCTCTAACTTGTGCTCACCAATGGTCATGACCATTACACCGCTAGAAGGGTTGTAACTAACAGCAGTAGGAGTAAATGTTACTATCGGAGATGCACCAACGTTAACTGTAATTGATGTGTTTGCAACAACAGATTTAACTTCTAGAGGGACATTATAATAAGGATCTGATGCACGAGGATAAGTCTTCTGACTACTATTTCCATCCATCGTGCAAGTAAAGGTCAAACTATTTGCAGCGATAGAAACCATTCTACCTGCAGTGATACTATGAGATCCAATAGTAAGGACTAAATCACCAGTTACAGGATCGTAAGTAGCACCAGATGGTGTGTATTGTGGAGGTGCCACAACCATCTTACCGTTACCAACGTAAGTTAATGCATCACCTGCATCTAGTGTGACAACTGGGACAGTGACATCAAAAGTCCTAGTGCCGTTGTTTACATTAGCAACTGTGAATGTCTGACTACCATTATCGATAACTTGATGTGCAATAGTTTGTGCTGCAGCATAGATTCCATTTACCTGACTTGCAAGAGTAGGTGAATCATCGTATGCAATAGCATAGGTTGCAGCATCATATACTCTGCTATTACCACCATACTTAAGGTCGTAAGCAATCGCTTCAATTACATCCTCAATATCATCTGTGCAATCAGCATCAGTCTGATGTGGAGTAAATGATGGGTTAGCAGTCTTATAAACGTGAAGTGCTTCTGCAGCAATAAATTCTTTGTTGTTAAGAAGAAGGTTTGCACCATCAATCTTAAGATTACCCTGTGGCACTGGATCAGCAAATACACCAGTGATCTTAGGACCGCCTGTGCCCTCAGATGTGTATGAAGTTGTGCCAGTAAGGTTATGTGTATTCTCTGCAGTTACAGAATGAATAATAATATCAGTTAGGAATCTGATATTCTGCTGCACATCAGCACAGTTAGAAAGACTCTGAGCATTACCAGAAGAGTAGTTAGGATCATAGGTATGTGCAGGAGCAGATCCACCATAAGTGATAGGATCATTCAAGTTATATCCTTCGTTACCAATATCCTTAATAAACAGCAAGTTATTGATAGCATAATACATTGTATCTCTTGCTTTCAAAAGAGCAGTCTGAGACTCAGCAACTTCACCATAGAATCCGTTAAGGATAAAGTTACCAGTAGCGTCAAAGTATTGCTCTGAGAAGTTTTGAGATTGGAATTCACCACCAGATGCCAAGTCATCAGCGATTGCTTCAATAAAGAGTCCTAAGTCACGACGACATTTTTCTTGACCAACAGAGACTGTAGGAGCAACCTCATCAGGAATATCATTTAGGTTTCCTGCTGTGAGTGCTTCGTTTTGCCATGTCCAGATAGTATTAATTGCAGACTGCACGTCGCTACAATTATCAACAGTAGCGTTATCTGTATTGCTGCCTGGAGTCGCATACGGAGATCCTGGTGATGGGTCTGCTGTGATTGAGAGGTCTGCATAATAAGTTGCTTCATCGGTAGAATTGACTGCACTGAATACGCCAGTCAACTGGTTTGTAATTGCTGCCATCACTAGATCTTTCGCTTGCTCAACGATGTAGATCAATTCGGCCTGTGCCCTACTATAGGAGAAAGTTGCAGCGTCGGAGAAGTATTCGTTAATCCATTTCAGTGAATACTGGTTACCACCTGAGTGGATGTCAAGAGCAATACATTCCAACCATAACATAACGTCAGCAATGTATGCTTCTTTATCACCTGCTGCAGTGCCAGTAAACTGTGTCTTCTGTAAATCGTATGCTCTTAGTTTAATTGCCTCGATATTTTTCCAGATCATGCGATATGCATCTCTGAATCTTGAGGTTGTATTTGTTTGGACGTCGCCAGGATAGTAGAAGTCAGGATGCTCTACAGCAACATAACGCTCTGCTCTATCAATAATTTCTTGCTTATTTCTACGGATGCTTCTAGCACCATCATTCTTTCTGTTACCTGCATTACCTACAAGGTTTGCATAGAAGATTGCTTTGTTTCTTAGAGCATCACCAGCTTGGAATGTGCCACTAGAAAGATTATCGTATTCAATCTCAGTGCTTCTAACCTCTTCAAAGTCTAGGAAGTCTTCGTTGATTCTTGCACTAGGATCATACAACTTAACAGGTGTAATAGAAGATTGTGAGATATCATCCAGAATAACGTTAGGATTCTGAATAGCAACAAGTCTTTCGTAGATAAGACCGAAGAATGTAGATCCTCTGTTAATGATTAGAGTGTCAACAGGTTGACCAGTATTAGGATCAAGATATGGACTGATGAATGTAATCTGAGCAACAATCTTAGATTTACTTGAGTAGATGTATTCATTTAACTTGATATCAAAGATACCAGTTTCATATCTTGCAGTACCTGAAGTCTTACTCAAGAGTAATGTATCAGTTGCATTACCTTGTGCATCAAGGTTTGTCTCTTCAATGATTGCAATATCACCTTCAAAGTTAGTGATAGTTTCTTGGAATTTGAAGAGGTTTTCAGTATTGAGTAGAGTAACAGACTCTACGATAGCAGTGAATAGGTTAGTCCTCTTAACGATCTCACTGATAGTAAAAGGTCCGTCAGTAATATTGATTACGTCAATGTGGAAAGTCCCAGAATCAACAACAGTTGCATATGCATCTGATGATTCGCCATTGATTTGCTGACCCATCTCAGGGAAAATACCCTGTGGATTCTGCAGAGCAATTCTGTATACAGGGATAGTAGCAAATCTAACAGCTCTATATCTAACCTGTGATGCTGCTTTTGGTGGCTCAGCAAATACAATTTGGTTACCAACAATTTGATATGAGGTATCAGGTGCTTGGATAACACCATTCAAAGTAATCAATAACTGATTACCTTTAACAATTACACCTTCACCTTCAACAGTAATTGGGAAGGACTTCTTAATACCATCAAAGTCACCAGAAATATCATCAATCTTCTTAACGATAGAAGTCAAGATTTCCTCAGATGAAGTCAATCTTCTATTTCTGAATAGCACCTCTGTGTTGTTATAGTCAGTATATACTGGCTCAGCAGCACCGAATGATGTAATCTGGTTTACATTAGTATACTCATTAATATTAACTTCTTTGATAAATTCTGTGCCAACCTTTCTACCAGATACGTCCTCTCCACCAGTCAGTTGTAACTGACCAAACATCTTAAATCCAGTTGGGTGGTTGTTATCTAATACTTGTTTCTTCCATTTTGTAATAGGAATTTCAGATGTAATAACATAAGAGAATGACTGATAGAAGAAACTATCTTGAATCTTCTGGACAATCTCAGATGGTTTACCAACATCATCGATAAATCTACCAGGTGTTTGTGTAATTGAGTCAATATTCAATACACCACGAGCAATGCTCAAGTTATCGATAATACCAGATGCTTTAGAAACCTCACCTGATACTTTTTCACCTTGGACAAAGTTACCTGTGTAATCAACGATCTTAAGAATCTTAGGACCGATCTGCCAACCAGTGTTAGTAGAAACAAAACCTTCTGCAGTTGCTTGCTCAGGAGAGTTACCTTGATATACTTTCTCACCTTCTAAGAATCTAGAAGTTGCAACAACAGCATCAGCAGCACCTCCAAACACCTCGGTCAAGAGAGTTTGTCGTCCTTCACCTTGTGTTAGGAAGGTGATAAAGTCACCAGACTGTGCGGCCTGTAACGTTAATGCGAAGCGTAATTGATCAGATTCTAGTTGGTCAGCGATAGCATAGTATGTCTGTCCATCAACCAAAGTAGTCAAACCTGCACTACTTGGTTTTGGTAGAATACCAGTTGTAGATCCAACATCATCAGCACGCAACTGAATAGCAGCACCAGTTGT